AGAAAGATAACTGTGATCATGTACAGCTCTAGGGATTTGATAAAACTCCACTGTGTTGTCAAATCCTTTTAAAGGTAATAGATCTTGTACCTGTTGGTTGAGATCCATCGGCAGTCCATCACATGTGGGATCAGTGACCAAACACTTGTAGCTGATAAATCCTTGATTAAATAGATCGTTTTCATAGAGTGCGTTTAATAAGTATCGTCTGGCTGGGTAGTCTTTACTGCTGGCAAATAAGAATTTCTTCGCTTTGTCTAACAACGGCTGATCAACATTGACATGATATGATTTCACGATGTATGGAAACAAGCAGACTTCTTTATATGGAAAATCAAACTCTGCTGTAGTATGTGCACCGTTAAATACTATTAATGGATTAGGATTATTCTTGTAATATTGGTTGATAGTCTCAAATCGTTGATCGTTAGTAATCAATCGATTACAAGCACCCCATAAGATTATCATTGAATCTTTGGGTGATGATTGGTAAATGCCAGATAGATATTTGTCTATGTCTAAGATGTTACCTTGGGACAGATGGTAAAATGTAAATTTTACATCATCGGGAATGTCTAGATAAACATTATAATCATTGGTATTGAATAAAGCCATAAAGTATTTACTTGACTTTTACTATGTGTTACTATTATAATAATTAACTATGCTTATACAAAAATACGACTATACCCCTATCTCCCGTGAATCAGTTGAAGGTAAACGATTATACACATTACCAGACGGATCACGTGTTCCTAGTGTTACAACTATACTTGATCGAACCAAACCACAAGAAAAGCGTGATGCTCTTGAAAATTGGAAGAAACGTGTAGGTACCCAACAAGCACAAGCTATCACCACAGAAGCAGCCAGCCGAGGCACTAGAATGCACAAATGGTTAGAAGACTATGTGCGTAATGATCGCGAAATGGGCACACCTGGCACTAACCCCAACAGCCAACAGAGCTATGCTATGGCACAGCAGATCGTTGAAAATGGCTTGGTGCACGTAGACGAAATATGGGGTATAGAAGTGCCACTATATGTTCCGGGCCTGTATGCAGGTACTACTGATGCTTGTGGTCTATACAAAGGCCAGCCGGCGATTTTAGACTACAAACAGACCAATAAACCCAAGAAAAAGGAGTGGATTGAAGACTATTTCCTTCAATTATGCGCCTATGCTGCCGCTCATAATGAAGTGCATGGTACTGATATCAAACAGGGTGTGATCTTGATGGCTGTAGCACCTAAAATACTAACAGAGGGAGGTTTCGCCAAACCCGAATTCCAAACTTGGACATTGAGTGGTAATGAGTGGACGATCTGGATGGATCGTTGGTTCGATAGAGTCGAGCAGTATTATAAACTTGCATAAATACTAGATATTAAGTTAAGGTGCAAGCATGGCTGTAATCCAAATATCTAAAATCCAAGTACGTAGAGGTTTAAACGAAAACCTTCCAGCTCTAGACAGCGGTGAACTAGGTTGGTCAGTAGACACACGACAATTATACATTGGTAATGGCACTATCGCCGAAGGTGCACCTACTCCTGGTGTCACTGAGATCCTCACTGCTTATAGTAATGGCGCATTAGAAGTCCAAGTACAACAATTAGAAGCTAATGTTGCTAACTTACAGTCTAATGTCATTACTATACAGTCTGAAATCGCATCACTTGCTCCAACTGTTGTAATGCTGTCTGACAATATAGCATCACCTGCTAATGTCGGAATTACAGTAAATCCATCATCTACTACCAGAGTTTATTACAATATCGTCAGAGGTACCAATGCTAGAATTGGTGTTATCAAAGCAACGAATTTGTCTGGTACTGTTACCTATGATGATGAGTATGATGAAACAGCTAATCTTGGTGTTATCTTAGGATTTACTACCTACAGTAATGTTGGTCAATTGACCTATGTCAGTACCTATGCTAACTTAACAGCTAACGTAACTTACACTATAGCAAACGCATAATATGTACGAAAATTTTTGGAATCTGCGAGTTAATGATAGACTGGCGCAGTGGAAGGATTTTCGCCGCGATTTAGATAATTTATCATTCGATGACGCAGTCAAACAGGTTAATCAGTTTTGGAGCACTGCACCATGGGTCAATTATAATTTAAGTCCAGATAATCCAAAAGAATGGCCAGATCCATGGGCATTATTAGCCGAAAACTATTGGTGTGACGTTGCAAAAGCCTTAGGAATAGTATATACTATATACTTTACCAGCCATAAAAATTTAGCACCAGAAATAAGAGTATATTATGATTATGATACTAAAGATCGCTATACAGTGGTTTGGCTAGCTGATGGAAAATATATTCTTAATTTCTATCCGTTTGCGATAGTAAATACAGATGAAGTAGAGAAAATGCAGTTGCAATTACTGTATCAATATTCAAGCATAGATTTAGCATTAGAAAAATATTAAACAAAGAGGCATCAAGTGAGTAACATTCAAGTCAAAAAACGCAGTGGGCAAGTCGTTCCACTAGATTTAACCAAGTGGCAAGCTCAAGTAAGCAAAGTATGTGCAGGTATAGCTGACGTCAGTCAGAGTATGATAGAAATCAAAGCACAACCACATTTTTATGATGGTATCAGCACACGTGAAATTGACGAAATCACACTCCGTGCTATCGTTGACTTGATCGATGTAGAACACAATCCAGATATCGGACACACAAACTATCAATATGTAGCAGGTAAACAGCGTCTAAGTATGTTGCGTAAAGATGTCTATGGTGATTATAATGTTCCGCACTTGTATGAAATCGTCAAAACAAATGTAGCTACAGGGTTATATACATCTGAACTTTTTGACTGGTATACAGAAGATGAGTGGAACAAGATGAATGACATGTTGGATCATGAAAAAGATGAACAATATAGTTATGCAGCCATTGAACAGTTAATTGAAAAATATCTTGTGCGTAATCGTAGCACAAAACAGATCTACGAAACCCCACAGATCCGTTACATGATCGCTGCCGCTACAGTGTTCCATAATGAATTACCACTACAAAGATTAAAATATATTAAAGATTACTACGCCTGCGCCAGCGATGGCTTGTTTACATTAGCTACTCCAGTCCTCGCTGGCCTAGGCACCCCTACAAAACAGTTCAGTTCATGTGTGTTGATCAAATCAGACGATGATCTAGACAGTATTTTCGCATCAGGTGAGATGATGGCCAAATATGCCAGCAAACGTGCAGGCATTGGTCTAGAGATAGGTCGTTTGCGCCCTTTGGGTAGTCCTATACGAGGCGGGGAAATTATGCACACAGGCATGATCCCCTTCCTTAAGAAATGGTTTGGTGATTTACGTTCATGTTCACAAGGGGGTATCCGTAATGCATCAGCCACGGTGTTCTATCCTATTTGGCATCATCAATTTGATGATTTGATCGTGCTCAAAAATAATCAAGGCACAGAAGAAACACGTGTGCGTCATATGGATTATGGTGTAGTGCTTAATGCCATGTTTTGGCGCAGATTCCGTAACAAAGAAAACATAACATTCTTTGATCCAAATGAAGTGCCAGACTTATATGAAGCATTCTATAAAGACACAAAACTATTTGAAGAGTTGTATGAAAAATACGAAAAGCAAAAAGGACTTCGCAAAAAAGTCCTAAGTGCAGAAGAAGTATTCAAAGGTGGCATCTTAAAGGAGAGAACTGATACTGGACGTATCTATCTTGTGTTTATCGACAACGTCATGAACCAAGGACCATTTGATCCAGAATACCACACTATCTATCAGTCAAACTTATGCTGTGAAATCCTATTACCCACTCGTCCTTTCAAGCGTCTTGATGATGCTAATGGGCGTATTGCACTATGTACTCTCGGCTCCATTAACTGGGGTGCGTTCCGTAATCCTGAGGACATGCGCCGCGCTTGTCGTATCTTACAGCGTAGTCTATGTAATATACTTGATTACCAAGATTTCTTGAGCATACAGAGTAAACTCAGCAATGATGAAATCAGTCCACTAGGCATTGGCGTTACTAACTTGGCCTACTGGCATGCTAAACGTGGTTACCAATATGGTACCCCAGACTCACTGCAAGATGTAAAAACATGGATGGAACATCAGGCATTCTTCCTAACAGAAGCAACTGTTGAGTTGGCCAAAGAACGTGGTGCTTGTAAAGAAAGTGCTCATACACGTTATGGTAAAGGCAAATTTCCATGGGAGAATCGATGCAAAGGTGTTAACAAACTAGCAGACTTTACACCAACACGTGAACTGGATTGGGAACAGCTACGCAGTGACATGAGATCATATGGTGTGCGTAATGCTACCTTGATGGCTATCGCTCCTGTAGAAAGTTCCAGTGTGGTTATTAATTCGACTAACGGTATTGAAATGCCAATGAGTTTGATTTCAGTCAAAGAATCAAAAGCAGGATCATTTATACAAGTAGTACCAGAATACAATAAATTAAAAAACAAATATCAACTGATGTGGGAACAACGAGACTGTGACGCATATTTAAAAACTGCGGCAGTGTTGGCAGCTTATGTAGATCAAAGTATCAGTACCAATACCTTCTATAATCCAGCACACTTCCCAGATCGTAAAGTTCCAACGACTTTAATCGCTAAGAACTTGATGCAGGCACATGCATGGGGTATCAAGACATTCTATTACAGCTTGATCAACAAAGCTGGTAGTAAGGCGGTGGATGAACCAAAAGAAGAAAAGATTGAAGAAGTCGTTATTGAAATGGAAGATGAAGATTGCGAGGCATGTAAGTTATAATGGTCGACTTGTTAAAAATTGATTGGCAACATGATGATGGAGTGAACATTCCTATGATCAATGATTTCTTGCGTAATCAATTTTATGATAATATACTAAAAGATACAGTACAGGATCGTGTTTGTTTAGAAATTGGATTTGGTACAGGGATATTGAGTTTATTAGCATTGAAGCATGGTGCAAAACATATCATCGCTTATGAGTCTGACAGTTTAAGATATCAATTAGGCCTAGAGATCATCAAGCAGTTGGGTTACAGTAATAGTATCACATTGATCAATGGTAGATATACCGCTGATACACTTACAACACATCCTGAAGTAGAATTAATTTTTACTGAAACTATCGATGGTAGACTATGGGGTGAAAGTCTTTGGAAGAGCTTTCCACACGATGCTGATGTAGAATTCATACCAGGACAATATTTTTTAAATGTTTATGCTGTACCTATCTCAAAAGAAATGGCAAAGGGTCTATTAACGACCAATGGAGATAGGATAGAATTTAATCCTGGCGTTGATGTCGACGAAAACTTTATTAGATTGATCAATCAATATCTAGTAAGCAGTTACGGTAATCAAGCATCAGGAGTAACAACAGTAGAATTGAAATCTGGCATCACAGAAATTAAACAACAGCATAATCCCATATGGTTTCATATGCCACAGATGAAGTTGTTGGATTCATTAGAACCCATTGTTGGCTACACAGTTGATCTAGCAAAGAAAAAAGTAATAGCGCATGACAGTGTTAGCGTACAAGAATTAGCTCTTGACAGCACTGACATCACACTAACTGTTGATACTAGAGAATGGGTAGATAGTATCATGTTATTGATTCCTAGAGTAGGCACACAACATGGTAAACATCAAATGTTTTTAGATAAAGGTACATGGGGTGCATTAAGTCCGATGTTAGTGATTGATGCAAACAAAAATATAAAGATTAACCACAGTTTTGAAACTGGATTTATAGGATATAATTTCAATGAGTAAGGCACAGTATAACTTAAACACTAAAACAGATTATCTTAATCGCAAGATGTTCTTGGATCCTGCTGGGCCTGTTACCATCCAAAGATTTGAGGAAGTAAAATATAACAAGTTAGTTAAATTGGAACAAACAGCACGTGGGTTCTTTTGGATCCCGGAAGAAGTCAGCTTGACTAAAGATTCAAATGATTTCAAAGATGCCAGTGATACTGTACGACATATATTCACCAGCAACTTATTGCGCCAAACTGCATTAGACAGTTTACAAGGACGTGGACCTGCACAGGTATTCACCCCAGTAGTAAGTATTCCAGAATTAGAAGCACTGATGTATAATTGGAGTTTCTTTGAAACTAATATACATAGTCGCAGCTATAGCCATATCATACGAAACATTTACAATGTGCCAAAAGATGAGTTTAACAAAATCCATGACACAGAAGAAATTGTCAGTATGGCATCCACCATAGGCAACTACTATGATGCTCTTCACCGTATCAACTGCAAGGTAGAGCTAGGACACAAAGTAGATGAACAAGAACATATACGAGCTATATGGTTGGCACTAAACGCCAGTTACGGACTCGAGGCGTTCCGTTTCATGGTATCATTCGCTACAAGTCTAGCAATGGTTGAAAACAAGATCTTCATCGGCAACGGTAATATCATCAGCTTGATCTTACAAGATGAAGTTCTACATAAAGAATGGACTGCTTGGTTAATCAATCAGGTGGTAAAAGAAGACCCTCGTTTTGCTAAGGTCAAAGAAGAGTGTGCAGCGGAAGTCTATGCTATGTATCAAGATGTCATCCGTGAAGAAAAGCAATGGGCAGAATATCTGTTTAAATTGGGTCCAGTCATTGGACTTAATGCCAATATCTTAAAGGAGTTTGTAGACTACACAGCAGTCAACGCACTCAAAGACATTGGTATCAAGTATCAGGAATCAGCACCCAAGACAACACCAATACCTTGGTTCAATAAACACAGCGATACCAGCAAGAAACAAACTGCACTACAAGAAAATGAATCAACGAATTATGTGATCGGAGTCATGAGTGAAGCAGTTGACTACGATGAATTACCGGAATTATAGGATAAAAAATATGTTAATAGTATATAGTAAAAGTCATTGCCCGTTTTGTGTACAGGCAAAAAAATTGTTAGAAATGAAAGGCATTGATTATGAAGAAATCAATGTAGAGCAAGATCCGGCTAAATTAGCTTGGTTAAAATCAAAAGGGCATCAAAGTGTTCCACAGATCTACACAGAAGATGATCAATTATTCGTAGAAGGTGGATTCCAAGGACTGGTAAAATTAAGTGATAGCCAACTCAAAGAGCGTTTAGGAGAAATCAATGTTAGTAACAAACAAGTATAGCAAGGACGAAGTAGTTACATTTAAATTAGGCAATGGTGACGAAATCGTTGCTAAAATCGTAGAAGACACAGACGGTGCATTTATAGTTTACAAACCATGTACGGTTATGCCAAGCCAACAGGGCATCGGATTAATACAAAGTCTGTTTACTAGCGATCTAAATAAAAATATCTCGATTGACAAACGTCATGTGATGATGTCAGCACCCACGATACCAGATGTAGAAGCACATTATGTCAAGACCACGACTGGTATTGATGTAGCACCAAAAGGCAAGATTATAACTTAAAGGAGACAATGATGTATCTCAACCCAACTGTAGAATATAATCATATCAGTGAATGGTTATCTACATTGATCGGTGAGCGCATCACTCCTAGAAATTTTGTCAAACGTCTCAGCAAACATCTAAACAAACATCAACATCCTGTGCGTGTTAAGCTCTACACTAACAGCAGTTCATTAAAATTCAATGAGTTTACTATTGGTGCAGAGTACGATCCTGGCCTAGATGAAATTAAAAAGAAACACTTGATCATTGATTTTATCATCAATCATCCTAAGACCACAGCTATGATAATCACAGCTGAAATGGCTGATCAAATGGCTATAGAATTATTAGAAACACTGATACATGAATATGAACATCAAAGACAATTCCGCAATCGCAGATATCGCTATCATAGGAACACTTACAAAAGTGATCACAGAGATCCTGATAAAAGATCTGATCAAGAATATCTAGGTGATCCAGATGAGATAGACGCTTATGCGCAGAATATAGCAGCTAGACAATATTTAATGAAGTATAGGTTAAATATTACTAGTGCGAGTAAAATCAACAGTCCCGATCTAAAACAATACTACAAGGCATTTGGCAAGGACCATGAAGTAACAAAACTATTATTAAAGAAAGTCCGTGCTAATGTAAAATATTACAAGGAGAACGACAATGGCAAAAATCACAGGCGAGCATTTAAACGACCACAATTTAAACGAAAACGATGATGTGTTAGGTGATATACAGCCAGAGGATTATGTATTTGTCGTTACTCGTGATGGGCATCTTAAAGGTGTAAGTTTACCTGAAACAGACATTGAAACCAATACTCGAGTTGAAGAGATATTTAAATTCTTTATCAATAAAGATGGCGGATATTTAACTAGTAAAACGATCCATTGATGAAAGCAGTATATTGGGACAGCCATTATTTCAGCGATGATTTTCATAGATTCTTTAGTTTATCAGAATGGTATCCCACTGACGATCTGATAGCATTCCAAGAGTATCAATCAAACTACAAGTTGGCAATGATTGGCAAATATAGCCATGGCCCTGAATTTGAAGAACTCATAGAAAAACTCCTACCTTGTTGTGATAAAATCATAGTTTTCGATAGTGAATTGCACAATAAACATGTAGAACCTATACTGAAATATCGTGACAGCAAGATCACTTGGGTCATACCAGGATATGTCTACAGCATCAATAATCAGATATTTAATAACCAATGGTTGCGTGGACAAATCGAAATGTACAGACAACCTCAGATACGCACAGATCTAGATGAACTGCGACCACATGATGTCAAACAGTATTACTTTGATGCACTGTTAGGTGCAGGTAAACCCAACAAAGATCATCTGGCACGCTGGATATGTGAAGATCAATATGAAGATCGTATTTTATTACGTCATGGTTATAAAGATTTTATCTTACCACAAACACTAACAGAAGGGCATGGTGCTAGCTTAACCGTTTACAAAGGTTGGGGCTGTCTATTAAGCACAGTGATACCTATTGATGTTTATAACAGTACTGCTTACAGTATCGTAGGTGAAACCAGTTATGAAAACAGCTATTTCTTCTTAACAGAAAAAACAGCCAAATGCCTGATGGCACGTAGAATGTTTGTGGTATTCAGTGGGCA